GTAGTTGATGTCCCAGTCTGTGACTACGCCTGTGTAAATGGGAATACCGTTGGCATAAATCTGAACTGGTAAACGTGGGACGATTCCAGTTTGTTGAGTGGTTCCCCCAATCCAGTACGGCGATGACTGGTTCAATGGGTCAAATGTGCGGGTCTTATTCCATAGGTTTATTTGGGCGGTGCCACAGTTGAACTCGTCAAGTTGCCGTGAACGGCCACGAGTGATGGAAACAGATTGCACAAATTCGGTGACATCAGCCATCTGGATTCCGCCCAAAATGCCACGGCCTGCCGTGTCTAGAACACCATAGAAAGAGTCATTAAGTTGGAATGGTTGACCGAACCCGACAGTGGTTTGAAAACCAATCAGGACTTGAAGCTGTGGCTGCGTCATACGGATACGAAAACTTGGCCCGATAAACGTTCGGCGGATTTGATGGCTTCGATGATATCCCTACCGACTTGAGCAGGATTGCTCACTAGGCCAGCGGTAACTGTAATTTGAAGATTGTTGACTGTTCCAAGGGCTGCTTGTCCTGCAGCCACGTTGCCACCAAAGAATGCGTTGCCTGCAGCAAGTCCAAGCCCAGCTGCTGAACTGGCGAGACTGCCAAGCGACTCATTAAAACTTGCCAACGTCATGCCATTAGCACTTGTGATGAGGTCCTGCGTCACTGCTAAGCCTGCGACAGGGCCAAGGTTTATGAGCTGAGAAAGTCCTGCTTTGGTAAGTCCGTAGCCAGTGAGGTATTCAAGGTTAGAAGCAAACTTTTTGGCATCTGCAATTTGCTTTTGAAACGCTTGTGCATAGCCAGATTCAGCTTGAACTTTTTGTGCTGTATTAACGTTTGTTTCCGAAACTGCAAGTGCGTCGTTTGCTTCTGCAAGTTTAATTTTAGCGTCAGCTAAATCTTCTGTTGCCGAAATAATTGCCTCAGTGTCATCCTCTGCTTGAGTTTTGGTGAGTTTTTTCATTGCGTCGTCAACGTCTTTGGTGGCTGATGCTACGTCTGCATAAGCGTCTTTGCGCTCTTTCAAAGAATCCGCTACACCTTTGGTTGCATCGTCTTGTGTTCTAATAGCGTCAGAAAGCGACACCATTCCAGTGATTGAATCCTCTGTGGCATCTGCAAAGGATTGAAGCTGTTCTTCGGCATCCTTTAAGTTGTTTTTAACTCCTTTGACTGCGTTTGCCAAACGAGTTCTAAGAGTGTCCGCGTGTCTTTTGGCTGCTTTTTCTGCTATGTCCTGTTTTGCAGCTAAGTCTTTAAGTTCTTCTTTAGTTGGCTTTAAGCCTTCCTCATAAGCTCGCAACATTGCATTTTCAAAAGAACGAAACTGACGTGACAAGTTGCGTGTTGAAGTGATTGTAGTTTCTTGTTCTCCAGCCAAAAGGTGAAGAACTTGCGCCATGTTTTTAAGTTGTTTGACACCAGGAATGACGTTGGCAACCATCTCAAATACAGTTTTTGAAAACTTGCCATTTTCTTCTGACGATTTTGCGGTTGCAACTGAAAGGACATTACCCAAAACAATTGCGCCATCTGTTGCCACAGGAAGCAATTGTGCGCCAATGGTTGCTGAGAGGTTTTTGTATTCTGCGTTTAATGTTCTGGTTTTGTTTGCCAATCCTCCAGAAGTACGCTCAAAGTCCCCTTGTGCGTCTGAGCTTTGCGCAATAATTTCAGCTTGTGTTGCCAGAATCTTTTGTTGGGCCGTGAGCGCGCCTGTACCCTCGTAAATTCCTAGAGTGCTTGCACGTTGTTTAAGAGTGTTGTCGTTAAGCAAAACGCCATATTTGCGGATGGGTTCAGCTTCTCCACGAAGTGCAGCGCCAATGGCTGTGATGGCATCTTCTGGCGACGTGTTGCTAAATGAGGCCATATCAGAGGCCAAAACGGTAAAATCAGTTGAGAAGTTGACTAAATCTTGTGCGCCTAGTCCTGCTGCTTTTCCAAAAATAGCAAAGGTTCCTGCAGCGTCTAGTGCTTGCTGTTGGGATTGTCCAAAAGTTGATGCAGCTGTTTTGGCAAAGTCCTCAACTGATTTTGCTGAATCGCCAAAAATTACTTTGTTTTTGCTGACTGTTTCCTGCAAGTTTGAAGCTGCAGTAATGCTTGATTTGATACCGTCAATTAAAAGGCCAGAAGCAACGCCCACAGTGGCGTATGAACCAACAAGAGATTTAAGAGAGCCTTGTGCGGTTGTGACGCCTTTATTGTTATAAGTTGTGACGATGGGAAGCGTTACTGCAGCCATTTAATTACTTCATTTCTCTATTCACGCGCAAGATTACATCTTGAACGATGCCGTGAACGGTTGCTGTCAAATGAGGGAGGTGTTCCTCGCCTCCAGGCCACATATACCGAGATGGCCCTGTTCGGCCTTTGCGTTCACCAGCTGTGTGAGGTACATCTTCTGCAGCTAAGTTTTCATTGAATTTGTTGGCTGGTTTGCCTAAATTGCGTGAGCCTGCATTGTCGTATATGGCACCAGCTGGGTTTGCTTGAATAATGCTGAACATTGAATAAGCCTTGTTGCCCATTTGTGCTTTGCGCTTTGGCCCACCAATCTTGAAACGGATGCCTCGAAGGATGAGTTGTTTGTTCCATTCAGTGGCTCCGCCTCTGCCAGCAACTAGCTCTCCACGTCCAATGCCTGACTTGCCACCAGACGAGTTGAATGGGGTCAGGTCAGAGTCAATGAACTTCAAATAATCCTTAATGGATTTGATAGTTGGCGCTGCTTCCTTGCGGATTTGGCGGTTCATTTCCTTCACATAATCAGGTTCAAGTTTTTTCAATCGCCTGATTGTCTGGTCAAGTCCTTGAACTTTCATATCTGATGGAATGTTTGCCATTACTTTTTTTGCCTGTCTTGAAGGGCTTGGCTAAGGGTGCTGATGAGAGTTATCGGCATCTCTTTGAGGTCTTGCCAAGGAATACCCGAAAGGATTAATCCTGCGATGACTCCGTGGATGCCGTCTCGCCAAAAGGGATGCGCTCCACGCGGTACGACACGCCTTTGACTTCTGATTTGAACTTTTCAATGTTGGTGACGTGGCCTATCTGTTTCATAGACAGGTAACTAAGTGTTACCAGGTATTCCATAGACAGGTTTTCGTCAACAGCTTTAATGATTGAAACGGTGTGGAGCTTCTCAAATTCTAAGAGGCTTGCTACCGATAGGGCGATTTCATGTTCGCTCCCATCGACCAGCACAGTGGCGATGTGGAGTTCAAACATTAGACGATTGGTGCTGTGTAAAGGCCACCAGCAAAGCTGATGCTTCCAACTGTCGCAAGGTCGCCTACAGCGCCCGTTACAGGGCGGTATTCGTTCATTAGGCAGTTAGTGATGGTGAAGTTCGGGTTCGTCGCTCCTGTGGCCTGTGAATCGTGTTTAACGGTCACTGTGGTCTGAACGCCAACAAGAGCAGTCAAAGTTGCATGAACTTTTGAAGCTGCGAAGTCTTGGTTGAACGAAATCGTCACCATGTTGTTTTGAATTCCACCTACGAACTGGTGTCCGTTGGTTGAAGTTGCTGACATTGCCGTGGATTCGACTGAATCGACAGCTTGTACAAGCTCCACATTTGTCACATAGGTAGTCAGGTCAATTGAGTTGACGGTGACTTGGGCATCTTTAAGTACGAAAATAGCCATGACTATTCGGCCTCTGCTTTCTTGGTTGTTTTGGTTGTTGGTTCGATATGGCCTGCATTAATGAGGGCCTCAATCGAAGAGCCTTGTAGCTCTTCATCGGTGATTGTGTCGCCAAGCGATTTGCCTGCAACAAGTTCTGATGTCACTTTGTAAGTAGCCATGTGTTCCTTATGGGTATGCCACCCACGGCACCGTGACGGTGTACGCAGGTAGTTCTTGATTGCCTACAGAATAAACCGTAGGTGTTGCGTCTGTTGCTGAGGTTGCATCAATAACGATGTCCATAGTGTCCAGAAGCGCGATGAGTGCGTCAAGGTTGCCAGGTGGTGGCATTAAGACGTTGACAGGGAAAGAAAGCGACAATTGGTTTGTGGTTGAACGGGTCACTTGTGGTGGGTCAATGATTACCGAAAGTGGGCGTGCATTGCGAGAGTCTGAGACAACAACAATGCCAGCATTTTCGAGCGTTGAAACCAGCCGAAGCCGAGCATCGTTTGTGCGTCCCATTATGCGACCTGCGCTCTGTTACATCCCCAAAGCCTAAGAATGTCGCCCATAGCAACAGGGTTGTTGCCAGAAGCTAGTGATTCGTAAGACTGGAATGAATCTCCGCCTGCTGAACCTCGTGAACGATAAAGCTGTGCAGCCATCATTGTTGTGCCAAGTTTGACGTCAGCACTTGGTGCCGTAGCAAGCACATCAGAAAAATATCCTGCAGCGCGCCTTCTACGGAACGCAAGCGCGTTGGCTGCATCTGTGCATACAGTA